ACGTTGACGCCAAAAACACCACTACCGAATATTACTTCTGATAGAGCGCCGATAGCTACGAAAGAAATCATCAAATGAGCTAAGTCATCTATGTATTCTTTCACCATTGTTATTATTTCCTTCATGTTTATCTCCTATTAGTTAACAAAAAAGGGTTTTTCACCCTGCTATAAATATCATATATATTTGTCAAAAGTTAAACACCAACATATTTATATATAACCACAAATCTATATAAATTTATCAATTGGAGTATATTATGGCTAGTGATTACGAAATTTTTGAGGGTAAATCTTTATCTGGATTGTTCAAAGATATATATGATAACTCAACTAGAAATAAAGAACAATTAGAAGTTCTTATGAAAGAAGTTGTCGGATTTATCAAAGATGGGGATACAGCAGTTCAGATAATCCCTATGTTGAAAGAATATTTAGAAATCAATGTAAAAAACGATGACCAATTAGTTAAAGTAGCTGGTATAGTACAAAGGATTATAGCTGCCGAAAGCAAGGGAAGTTCAGAGGATGAATATGGGCTTACTGAATCTGAAAAAGAACAACTTATGGGTGCAATAGAAGACGCGGCTGTAGATTTACAAACTCACTCAGATGATATAGAAGAGGATTTAAAAAGGATTGAAAATTAATGCCGTTTTTTAAAAGTAGAAAGAGTACAAATCGAAGAGGAGATAGTACAGGATTTCTAACTTATTCAGATGCTTATCAATTAATAAAAGAAAACATTGATGAAGCAGTTGAATTCTATGAGTTAGAACCTGCTATCGTATCACAGGTATTTTTAGATCCAAAAGATTTTCCAAAAAAGAGCACACCAGATGGTGGTGGTAAAATGCCAGACTATTCTTTTTTAGGAACTATAAGGGCTAGATTTGTTGAAAGTCAAGAAACAGGTGATGTCATAGATGAGTATATAAAACCTTTATCACCACATATGGTAGCATATCCTTTGATTGGCGAGGTAGTAAATGTAGCAAAGCATGGAAATCAAATGTATTACTATCAACCTCTGAATATTAGAAATCATGTCAATATGAATGTAGCTAATAATGTTTCCACAGACCCAAAAGTTACGGCACAAACAACAGAATTTAACAGACATTTACTTGGGTGAGTATGGTGATGTAGTTTTTAATGGTAGATTTGGTCAGGGTATAAAGTTTGGGAGTGATCCTTTTTATCAGTATCCTGATATAAAAATTACAAACAGACAATCAGTACCACCACATAAAATACAAGATGAGCACTATCCTCATTTACAAAATATAAATGCTGATGGTTCATCTATTTTTATAACTTCAGGTCCTGCAAGAGTAATCGACTCACTTATTCCTGCCTGTGTGACTTTGACTACACCAGATGTATTGGATGGTGATATGATTACACTAAATTCTGATAGATTAGTTTTTAATTCAAAAAATACTGATATACATATGTTTGCAAAAAGAAATCTAAATATATCAGCAAATGAAGAGATAAATTTAGAATTAGGAATAAACGCATTTGGTGGTAGAATTACTTTAGGAGATGCTGACTCTACAAATCCAGCAGTATTGGGCAATCAGTTGGAAGATTTGTTTGAGAAACTAATCGGAACAATAAGTAATTTTTCTAACACATTATCAAATGCAACAGGAGTATCTGAAATAGGAGATGCAGCTAAAGTTATGTTGGAAGATATGGAGAATTTGAAATCCAATGTTTTACCTGAAATACTAAGTGATACAATTTATGTCACAGAAAATAGAAACGAAGAAATTAGAGAAATAAATGAAGTTGAAGGTGAGGTTGAAAGACCAACGACTGTAGCAGGAGTCAGGGGGTAATCATGAGCGCGATTTCTGATAAACTTAAAAGTACGATACAAAGCATATTTGACTTACCAAGAGATAGAATTGAAAAGACGGTAAATGCCATTATTTAAAACACCAGAAAAGGTAAAAGTGAGGGACAACAGATAAAAAAAGTTCTTAAACAAATTGAGGATTCGGAGAAAAAAATCAATCAGGTAGAGTCCATTATCAAAACAGTCAATTCAGTTTTAACAAGTTTAGATGCAGCGAAAAAAGCAGCTGTAGCCACAGAAAAAGCTAGTACTATTTCAGCATCACTCAATCCAGCTTCCGCTGCTATAGCAGTAGCACAAAAGTATGTCATAGAAAAAGTTGACCAAGAAATAAAAGAATCAAAAGATGCTTTAAATGTAGCACCAAAGCAGATAGAAAACTATAAAGGATTTACATCTGAAACTAAGGAAAAATTGAAAAAAGTAGAAAGTGAACAGGAAAGAAAAAAACAAATAAAAGAAGAAAGAAACAGAAAACTAAATTCTTAATATTTATATATAAATAGGAGTTATCATGTCAAACACCAAAAAAGTAGTAAGTTTAATTAGAGAAATAGTTAAACAAGAGGTACAAAAAGAAGTTAAAAAGATACTTATTAGTGAAGGGGCTAAGGCTATATCAAATAATATAAATGATGTACCCGAAGTACTATCCAAACCTGTTCCTAAAAAATCTGAATTCAAAGAAGTAAGTTACACTAAAAACCCAACCTTAAATAAAATACTTAACGAAACTGCACAAAACGATGAGTTCGCTGAGTATCCAACGATGGGTGGTGGAACTTTTGATAGTACAAAAATGGCTCAGGCTATTGGTTACGGAAATGTGTTAGGTGATGCAGAAAGTAGAAGAAAAATGTCAGCAGTTCAAACTGCTCAATCAGCTGGAGTAGATCCTAACAGTCCAGAAGTTCAAGATGTAATGAGTAACCTTACTAAAGATTACAGTGGTGTAATGAAAGCTTTAAAAAAGAGAGATGGTAAATAATGGGCGTAATATCAAACGATTTAAATGAAGACACTTATATTGGTTTAGAGTTGCCGCTAACCCACACACGAGATGGTTTTTTTAAAAGAACCAAAACAGCACTTGAACAGGCTAAATCCAATATCAAAAGTCTTTTGTTGACTAACAAAGGTGAAAGACTAGGAAATCCTACTTTTGGTACAAATCTTCTTTCATTGGTTTTTAGTCAAGAAAACACCGATTTAGAAAGTAGAGTCGAAGAAGAAATACGGGCTTCAATGTCTGAATTTTTACCATTTATTAATATTGTCAGTATCGAAACTAATTTTTCTGATACTAACAAAAATGTCGCTAATGTAACTTTAGAATTTACTCTAAATGTAGATGTAACATCAAAAGATAGTCTTAGTTTAGATTTATCAACTTATCAAAATGTAGGTAGCATTGGTTAACAGGAGAAAGTAAATGCCTTACACAACATCAAAAAAATCAGTTAAGGAAGTCAGATATCTGAATAAAGATTTTACATCTTTCAAAGACAATTTAATTGAATTTTCAAAAATATATTTTCCAAATGCATATAATGATTTTAATGAATCGTCTCCTGGTATGATGTTTATTGAGATGGCATCCTATGTTGGAGATGTTTTATCTTACTATATAGATAATCAGTTCAAAGAATCCTTACTATCATTTGCTGAAGAGAAAAGAACTGTTTACAATATGGCTCAAACTTTTGGTTACAAACCAAAACTATCATCAGCTTCTTCAGTAGATTTAGATGTGTTTCAAACTGTTCCCGCATTATCTTCTGGTACAGGTGGAAGCTACACTACGAAGCCTGATTTGAATTATGCTATGAAACTAAAAGCTGGTATGGAAATAAAATCAGAAACAGGTGTTTCATTTACTACAACAGAAGATTGTAATTTTAAATTCTCAAGCTCTTATGACCCTATGACGATTACAGTATATGAAAGTTCCAATAACGTGCCGGTTACATATCTTCTTAGAAAGGGTGTCAGAGCTTCAAGCGGAACAGTTACAACAGAATTTTTTACATTCAATAATGCTGAGAAATATAAAAGGATTGCACTAGCAAATCAAAATGTATTAGAAATTATATCGTGTACGGATAGTGATGGTAATAGTTGGTATGAAGTTCCTTTCTTAGCTCAAGATACAGTTTTCACAGATATGGAAAACACAGAGAAAAACGATGATGAACTCTACACATATTCTGACCAAGCACCATACTTACTGAAACTTTTGAAGACATCAAGAAGATTTACAACGTTTATAAGAGAAGATGGTAAAACAGAATTAAGATTCGGAGCTGGAACTTCTGATAGTCCTGATGAAGAGATTATACCTAATCCAGATGAAGTTGGTTCTTCTTTACCAGGCTCTCCTACTTACTTAAACACTGCTTTTGATCCATCCAACTTTTTAGCAACCAAAGCATATGGACAAGCACCATCAAATACTCAGTTGACAATCATATACAGATATGGTGGTGGTATAAACAATAATATAATTGCTAACACATTGAGAAGTATTCAGTCGGCAAATATCGAATTAGATGAAACAGGATTAAATGCCAATTTAGCAGCAACAACAAAAAATTCAATAGCAGTAAATAATCCACAACCTGCTACAGGTGGTCGTTCTGCGGAAAGTATAATTGAAGTTAAGAATAATGCACTAGCTTACTTTCAGGCTCAACAAAGAGCAGTAACAAAGGAAGATTATATTGCAAGAGTTTATGCTCTACCACCAAAGTATGGAAATGTAGCTAAAGCCTACATTGTACAAGACACACAATTAGATAGCCAATCAGGTGCTAATTCTGATAGTAGAATTATCAATCCTTTAGCACTCAATATGTATTTATTGGGTTTTGATGCAAACAAAAAATTAGTTACGGTAAATCAGGCAGTAAAAGAAAACATACAAACTTACTTAACTCAGTTCAGAATGGTTACTGATGCTATCAATATTAAAAACGCATTTGTAATCAATATCGGAGTAAAATTCAATGTATTGACAAAAGTTGGTTACAATAAAGAAGAAGTTGTACTGAAATCTATACAAAGAGTCAAAGATTTCTTTAACATAGATAAGTGGCAAATAGGACAGCCAATTGTTTTAGCTGATTTAGCTTATCAGATATCTTTAGTAGATGGTGTGTCAGCAGTAGTTCCGCCTGAAGAAGATAATCCAAACGGACATCCCGTATTGATAACCAACAAATTCAAAGTTGGTAGTGGGTATTCAGGTAATGCTTATGATATTGTTGGTGCTACTAGAGGTGGTGTTGTTTACCCATCATTAGACCCAAGTTGTTTTGAACTAAAATATCCGAATATAGATATTGAGGGTAGGGCTGTAGGAAACTCAACAGGAGGTAACTAATGAATTATTTTGTTTTTTCCGAAATAGATACAACTTTATATCAAGTTAGTGGTAGTGGTAATAGTGGATTGGATGAGATACTAGAAATACAAAAAACTATGAGCCCTGCTGGTGGTAATATAAAAGTTTCACGTATACTGATTAAGTTTGATTTATCAGAGATATCTTCCTCAATAGTTGATGGTACGATATCAACAGATGCTAAGTATTATTTAAACTTATTCGATGCTGGTTCTGAAAACCTAAACGTAAGTCAATCGCTCTACGCTTATCCTGTCAGTCAAAGTTGGGTTGAAGGACAAGGAACTTTTAACGATGACCCTCAAACTTTAGAGGGAGCTAGCTGGCAATATAGAGATGGCATTACACAGAAAACATTTTGGCTTAGTGGTTCTGAAGCTGCTGTATCATCTTCTGGTGGTGCTTGGCATACAAATGTTTACGCTTCACAATCATTTCAATACGAATCAAAAGATATGAGAATGGATGTTACGCCTATCATAAATAAATGGTTAGATGGAACTTATCCTAATAATGGATTCATCGTTAAGAGAAGTGGTAGTTTTGGCAACTTAGATACAAATGTAGAAGAGGGCAATCAAGATAGACTTGGTAATTTTAAGTTCTTTTCTCGACAAACTAATACAATATATCCACCTAAATTAGAAGTTGAGTGGTACGATACGAAATGGAGTACAGGCTCATTAAGTCCATTAACATCTACTGATTTAGATGATTTGACAATCTATATGAAAAATCTCAGAGATGAATATAAAGAAAACTCAAAGATAAAATTTAGACTTGTCGGTAGAGCAAAGTACCCAACAAAATCTTTCTCAAATACCTCATCAGCTTATCTTACTGCGAAATACTTACCAAGCGGAAGTAAAGAAAGTATCGGTGGTACTGGTGCATACTATTCGGTAAGGGATGTACAGACTGAGGATGTAATTATACCCTATGGAACTGGCTCACTTATTAGTTGTGATTCAACAGGTAATTACTTTAATCTTTGGATGAATGGTTTACAGTCAGAAAGATATTATAAATTTGAATTTAAAGTTGTTAGCGGAAGTAATACGGTAGACGAAACAAATCAGTATTTCGACAATGATTTTATATTCAAAGTCGTGAGATAAAAAATGCCTTACACAAAAGAAGAATTACAAAGTTTGTCTTTTTACACAAATCTTATCAATGAAGACGAACAACAATATTTAGATAAAAAACAAAGACTTGCCCTACAGGCTGCAGCTTCAGGTTCTGCCAATGATGGTGCGCTGATAAGGGATGGATCGAATACTATACTTTTGTTTGAAGACCCATATCAAAACCAAATTTTAGAAGATGAGGCATCAAAAATAGTTTATGATTTAAGAGTCAAAAAACTTAAAACAGGTGAGGGTGATACAATAATAGAAGAAGTTTTGAATAGAAGATTTAGAGAGTTGTAATGGCAAGTAAACTTACAGAAAGAGATAAAAATATTTTAGATGCCAATAATTTCGAAGTTGTTGGAAATAAACCATATGAGGATGGTAAGTGGGGAACTCAAGGCCCAAAAGATTTCGTACATCTACAGATATTTGATGCAAATAATAATCTAATTCAATATGAAAGTTTCGGTGTAGATAGATTTATCACAAATGTTGATAGTGATAAAATTGAATTTTTTCCTGGTAATCATATACGAAGTTTAGGTTTTGAAAGTGGAACTTTTACGGTAAGATATAACTTTCTAAGAAAACTAGCAGGAGACGAAGCTGCTGTTTTAGTCCACACTGTAGACAAAAATGATACAAAAATAGGTGATGTATATACCAATATTGATAACATTTATATCACAGAAGATGGTATTGTTTATGCTGGAACTGAAGAACAATACAGAGATAATCCCACCACAACAGAACAATTAAAAGTAGAAGATTTAAAATATCAAATACATGAGATATCTCCTAGTCGTACTGAGGTAAGGTTAAGAGCAAAAAATATAAGAAGTTCTTACATCAACGATTTTGTTGATATACAGACACCATATAACTTAGTTGAAGTAACAGAGCTACCTAATCCAAATGGTGATATAGATATTCAGACTCAGATTAATTTTGCAGGAAATTCTTTCGAAACAAAAGTTCTGAACCTCATACCAGGCGATCAAGGATTTTTATTCACAAATCAAATGGTTGGTGGTACTCTGATTATAGATGATGTCTTCAAAGTAGAAGAGATAGATGTTGCTGTTAGGTCAGAAACTAATGTTATACAGAATCCATCGGGAGAAGAAGTTGAGGTTGATGATTTAGGAAATATAGTGAGCTATGGCACTAAAGAGGGTTGGGATGAATCTTTACACGATGATTCTGTACGAGCTTTGAATTGGAGGTCTGGATTCTTAGACTTTACAGGAGATTATTCAGGAACAGAACACATTGGTTATCATGCGAAATGGGTACAGAGAGAAGGTGTAGCTGGTGGTAATTGTATAAAATTTTCAGATTCCAATGGTTTGTTTGTTGGAGTTGATAATTGGTCTAACAATATAAGTGCTTTCAGAGATATGGAGATGACTCAAATTATGCCAAATCTTTTAGGTGAAGGTGTAAAGCACAATGACTTCATCAATATACGGATGGATATCAAAAGTACGGTTGCCGGAAAAGGTGTGGAGATAGGATTAGAGTATCCAAACGAATTATTAGAAGAACCACAACCAACTTCACCGCCTGACGGGTATTTCGATCCGAGTAATCCTGGACCTACTGAACCACAACCAACAGAACCACCAGAAGGATACTCTCCGGCTACTACAGCAGCTGCAGAAGCTATAGAGGCTCAACCACCATCAAGTGAGTTTCTCATCAGAGATGTGTATGGTCCTTCAGTTCCAACACCTCTTGATTTGACAGAAGGTGATAATACTACAATTTGGGGCGGTGCAGGAGCTTGGGAAGTAGCAGTTCATCAACCAACGAAACCAAGCATAGAGTTCAATTGGCAGGTTAATACCGATGTGGTTGGTAACGCTTTGGATGGGGAACTGAGTATTGATGGACAGTGGAGTTGGAACGCAAGCGCAGAAGTTTGGAATGTCAATCCAGAGTTTGCTAATTCGTTGACTGCGCCTGATAGTTCGACAGGAAAAACTGGCGCTATTAATTACCACCCATCTCAAGAAATCGGACAAGGTATTGCATTTTATCCAAGAAAAACTGCCAGAGGTCAGAATAGTGGTTGGCAGACTGCCTGTAATATATATTATAACGATGGAGAGCCTGATAATGCTATGTCACTACTATTCAAAGACGATTTAATATGGAAACAAAAACATGCACAAACTGATTTAGATAAATTTGATTTTGTAAAATTCGATGATTACTTTCCTGCAACACGTGCTGTAGATGTTGATTATCAGGATGGTGTAAGAAGTTTATACGATGATATTTTTCAAAATGGTTTTATCCAATCTGTGGACAGAGTTCCGAGTGGAACATCTTTTTTCGTGCCAGTATATCGTGCCAACGAATTTTTAATATTTTACAACAATGGTGATGTTGATTCAGATGGAAATCCAACTGAAGAGTCGAACAGATTCTTTTATACAAAAAGGTATGAGACAGGTCCTATCGGTATAATAACCAGACAAGATAAGAAAGTACAATTCGTACGTGATATCAATGGTGGTTTGAATGACGCTATAATCAATAATGAATTAAAATTTGAAGTTTTTTCAAAAGCAGATGATGATAATGTAAAGTACTATTTCTACACAGGACCTTTAGAAGGATCATCAGAAGAAAAGTATTACTCTATAGTAGATGGAGATGGGGGTGGTGATTTAGTAGACGGCGCTGGCTTCAATGGACCCATTGATATGAAAGAGGGTTTCGGAGATAATATTCCCGAGAATATTGATGCTATATTAGGTAAAAGTCACGGTTATGGTAGATACAGATACATCAAAGGTAATCAGATATGGCGTTCAAAAGGAACAACATCCGATGGTGTCGAATCCCCGCAATCAATGACAGACAATTTCTTCAGATGTGGTGAGGTTGGAAAAAATGGTGCTGAATTAACCTATGGTGTTAGAAGTCCGGCTGCAGAGAATTTCGGTCGGTTTGGTGGAGATCAAGGTGATGGAGATAGGTTGGGTACTGGGTTTGTAAGTCCAT